CTTAAAAGGAGCATTCCCTTTTCTGCCCGATCCAGATAACGCTAAGATCATTCAGGAATCTCTGCCTTCAGGCGAAATCCGCACCCGGGTTCCTGGTAGATTTAGCATATGCGATGAGACCAACGGAAACAATCGTCGGTACCGTAAGAGTGTTTGGGAGAAGAACTTGCAGTCTGGTTCCATCCTTACGGAGTCTATTAAGCGTAACGGCGCATTCGGACTTTTGGAACACCCAGACGATGGAGTTGTAACTCTTCGATCTCCTATCAGTCACCGAGTTACCGCTGCTACTCTTCAAGAGGGTAAGGACAAGGACGGCAAGTTGATCTGGGAAGTTCGTGGTGAAATTTCTATTTATACTGACATCCCGGAAGGAAAGAAACTGCTAGAATTTATTAAGGGAGGGTACAACCCCTTGGTATCCAGTCGTGGATTTGGCTCCCTTCTCAAGGCGAACGATGGGGTAGACGAAGTTCAAGACGACTACATCTGCGAAGGATGGGATGTCGTTATCAAGCCATCTTTTCTGAACGCTGAACTCACGCCTGAACGTAATGCCCTTGATGTGGTGCTGGCAAAGACTGAGGAAGCGAAGAAAGTCACTGAAGATTTGAAGACTGAGTCGGTTCAACCTCAGGCTTCTTCTGGAGCCGCCGCTGTAGCGGCCACCAGCGTACCGACACAACGAACCATCAACGAGACTACAATGCAAATCAACGAAATTAAGATGCGGATTGCGCAGTTGAAAGCCACCAAGGTGGACGATTCTGTGAAATTCGCTGAAGGCATGTCTCAGGTGCAAGAACTCCACCAAGCGGTCTCCAACTATGTCGCCGAGGACGGTCCGAAGCGTCTCTATGAGGGTAGTAAGTTGGACAAGTCGCTGGATGAGATTGAAACCACCTGGAAAATTGCCCAGCAAGTGCCAGTCAAGGCACTCGGCACGATGAAGGAGTCTCAGACTAAACTGCTCAAAGTCATCAAGGTTGTTACCGAGACTGCCTTGAAGTTCAAGCAGGTTCTGTCTGAAACTCTGGGTCGTGAAGTTCGGCAGACGAAACTGATCGAAGAATTGACCAAGAATGGAACCGGCTGGATGACACTGGCTGAGACCCGCAAGGCCAAACTCGATTCTACCACCCGCAAGTATACCACTGCATGCGAAGCCATTGATATCATCAAGAATCGCTACCATGAAGACATTACTGAGTTGGGACGTCGTCTGATAATCGTAGAATTCGTCGAACAGGCTAAACGGCCTGAAATTGCTAAACTTCTCAAGGAAGCCAAGAAGCCGAAAGACAACGTGGCGATTCGTGAGCAGTTGGTTGGCAAGACGGAAGAGAAACCCACCGCTAACGCCACGGACGCCAAGACAGCAGTGAAGACTGAGGTCAAGGCAGACGAGGCCAAAACGGAATCGGTGAAGGAATCTGCGCTCGCTGCCGCTGCGCCGATAGCCACGAAAACGATCGAGGTCGGAACCCCGGTCAGTCCAAAGGACCTCAATGAGTCACTTGGGATCGTCAAGCGGTTGTCTCTGGCTACCGCCTAACGTAACCGCCAGAACTGGCAGAAACAACAAACACAAACACACATATGGTAATCCTCGATCAGCAAACTGGACGACCTGTGCTTGCGTCGAATGGCGGTCACATCAGCCGCTTCACTGACGTACTCGAATGGGGTTATCGCCTGGCGGAAACGCCAGTCGGCATCCCGGACAAGCACCCGAAAGGTCTTTGGGAGGCGAGGGGCTGGAAAGAGTTCGTGGCGCACATGCCCGAGCACAAGCGCCCTATCGCTGCAATCATGCTGGAAAACTGCCGTTCACGCTTCGGCGCACTCGACGAAGTAACACGGACTTCCAGCCTGGGAACATTCGACAAATGGATTTTCCCAGTCATCGCCAACATGTCTGAGAACGACGTGATCGACCAATTGGTTGCTCTGCAACCGATGGCGGGTCCCGTTTCTCAGATCGTCTACATGGACATTGTCACTGGTAAGCGCAAGGGCCGCACCCCGGCTGGCGCTCCGATGTGGCGTGCGCTGCAAGGCGCAGTGGACCGTGATGACGACGCCGATGAACTCGTGCAGGATGAAACCGGCACGACCGCGGCGAGCGCAGGTCAACTGGAGTGGTATCCGGTCCGTCCGGGCACGTTTCAGATCACCATCGGTACCGATACGACAATCGACGACGGCAACGGTGCACTTGTGGCTGCCGGTTCCATCTCTGGTGGTACTGTCAACTACGTGACCGGCGCTTTCACGACTGCCGGTGTCGCTGCTGCGTCCGCCTTCACGGTAACCTATGCGTTCAACGCAGAAGGTAACCTGAACATTCAAGACTACGAAATGAAGTTGTCTTCGACTCCGGTGACTGCCAAGGTCATGAAGCTGAAGGCTCTCTGGTCTGAAGAAGCCGATCAAAACCTCCAGGCCATGTATAACATCAAGGCCGAGAGTGTTTTGCTCAACGCCCTCACTAACGCCCTCCAGTACCAGAAGCACCGTCAGGTCATCTTTGACCTGCGTGCCCGCGCTGATGCCGGGTTCGTCGTGTGGGATGCCGTCGCTCCGACGGGTGTCAACTACCAGACGCACAAGTTCAGTATCATTGATGCGTTCGAGACCGCTTCGAACTTCATCTTCGGTGCCACGAACATGGTGTCGGGTAACTGGATGCTCCTGGGTCTCCAGGCTGCAACTGTGGTTGCAACGCTGCCTCAGTTCGTTGCCAAGGGTAACCGGACGCAGATGCAGGGTATCACCTACATCGGTGACATCGGGAATAAGAAGGTCTTCGCTGATCCTCACTTCCCGAACAATGAGTGGCTGGTCGGTCACAAAGGTGACGCGTTTCTCACAACCGGGTATGTATTGGCAGAGTATCAGAAGCTGTACACGACTCCTGATATTGTGCTGCCAGACTTCATCCACCAACGTGGATTCGCTACCTCATTTGCGCGTAAGTGCGTGAACAGTAAGATGTTCTGTAGGGGTCTTGTGAGCAACAGCCCAACGAGTTTCGGAAGCGTCATTGGATAAGACTCTTACGACTCAAATTCATCCCGCCATGGAGAAATCTATGGCGGGTTTTTAATTGTAAAATGTAGGTAGGATTGGTATTAAATAATCCTTGACTTTTTCCGTTCTTAGTGTAAGATGATACTATGAACTGGAAGTATACAGATGAAGACTTGATTCAAAGCGCAAGACAGTATGTCTGGCTCGCAGACTGGAGAAAAGCTGAACCACTTAAATATCAAGCAGTGTTGAGGAGGCACTTGATCAAACAAGTGAAGGAGATACTTATTCCTCAGACGACTGGCGCTAAACCAACGTACAGCGAGGAAGAGTTGGCTTTGGATGTCAAAAAGTATGCTACTCGTAAGGAATGGGCAAAATCAGGCCAGGCTCTCATGAAGGAGGGAAAAGTAAGTCTTTATCATTGTGCGTTGAGCTATCCGGGATTTTTCCAAAAGCATGCTCTTCACATGGAGAAGCATCACAAATGGACTGACAATGAACTCATCGCTGTTGCTGCCAAGTACCAGCACAAGGGCGACTGGAAACGGTCTAGGGATTCCAAAGACGCTGCTGCTTATCAATCTGCTTCCAATCGACCCGACGTCTTCACACAGGTGACCGCCCACATGGTCCCCAAGGCCAACCCCTACGCCGGTGACTATACCGTATACGCCTACGAGTTTGCAGATCATAATGCCTACATTGGACTCACATTCCTTCCTACGGCTCGGTACGGTCAGCATATGTGTCGAGGTCCAGTATTCGACCACATGAGAGTGTGCCACGAATTCAAGCACCTTACGCTGGCATCAGGACTAGGTGATCCACACAGTGCTGTTGCCGCCGAGAAGAAATGGATCGAAAAGTATCGGGCTGAGGGGTGGACCCTCCTCAATACGTCTACAGGGGGCAGCCTTGGCACCGTGCAACGGGAATGGACCAAAGAACTCGTTCTCGTTGAAGCCCGTAAGTTCGCCACTAAGCAGGAGTGGATCGACAAGAGCCAGAGCTCCTACCGCCTCGCCAAGAAGGAGGGCTGGTTTGAAGAGGCAACCACCCATATGCCTAAGCGGGATGCCAGGCATCTCGTTGGACGCCAGGTTAGCCGGGCCACCCGCCAGAAGATGTCAGAGGCAGCCCAGAAGCGTGCGGACGACTCTGTATGGCGTGCGAAGCATAGCGCGGCGTTGAAGGGCAGGAAACTCGCCCAGGCACACCGAGAGACTATTCGCCAGGGGATGCGAAACTCTCCCCTGGATCATGTGGCAATCCTCTCTGGATAGGTTTCCGCCTGAAGATGACCATATCCCCACGCATCACGGCCACGTCCCGCATGGCAGATTTGACCGCAACCACCGCCTGCTCAATTGCCGTCTGCTCGTCCTTGTAGTAGGTGCATGACTCCTTGTTGCCCCACCTCTCACCGCTCCAGTAGGGTCCAGGTGATTTGTTCTTGGGCAATTGAACGATGACTAGTTTAGAGGCCACACCCTGTAAGAACGGAAAACCCCTTCCGGGAGTCCGGGAGGGGTTTTTGTAGGCAAGATTAGAGTACCCCGGGCTTCTGCGTAATGGTGCCTGCCGTGATGATCACACGGGTCGCTGGAGCCGGCACTACCTGAACCGCCAGATTGCCCTGGATTTGAACGTAGTTGGGTCCGACGTCCGCATCCGCCGTTACGACCACGCTGGCTGTCCCGGACGCCATAGCGACCACGGTAGCGGTGTTTATGCCTGGCGTATAGAGCACACGTGCTACGGCGGCGTTAGTAGTAAACCAGAGTGGGTAGTTTGCTACAGGAACGGACTGCCCAGACGGTGTAAGAAACTGAACAGTAGCGTTGGCTTGCTGTTCGGTGGTAAGGATAAGAGGCATCATCATGCCTTAACTACAGACTTACATTTTGTAGTTGAATTTTATTCAAAAGTACACCAAAAACCCCTCCCGGACTCCCGGAAGGGGTTTTACTACTCCTGGGGTGCTGGTATCAGACATTTACGACCGCTTCCGTATCCGTGGTGCCGGCGATAATTTCCACGTCGATGGGCTTAACGCCCGACAACTGATCGCAGAGGGCGTGCAGGCGCTCCGTGCGGCCCGAGAGCTGCCAGATCGCTCCCTTAAGAATTTCGGTCACACTATTGAAGAACCGCCACACATTCGACGCCACGGCGAACTCGGGGTGCCGAGGGGTGCGCCATTCCTTGATGACGTCGTCGATCCGGGTCTTCGGGAATACGCCGGCTTCCAAGCAGCGGATCATCAGGTCGTTGGCATGGACGTCATCCAGTTCAGCCCGCTTGTAGGCTTCAATGCGGTCGCCTTGGCGGTTGTAGTGGGCAGCCAGGCGGGAGATGGCGTTGAGGGTGAGGATGGGGAGGTCCCGCATGATGTTGAGGGTGTGCTTGCGGGCGATTTCAATCTCGGCGGAGAGCGCCAGATTGTCGCAGACGAAGACACGGCTGCCAACACCTAGTTTTGCAGGAAAGGACTTGTCATGCGAATTCCTAAGACCTAGCATGTAACCGTAGTCCTCGGTTTTCACACCATTAGCGACCTGGAGGAGTCCGAACATGCGGGCACCGCTTTTGGTGAGACCGTACGCCTCTTCCACGACGTGCATGTTGACTTGGGTCAGTGCTTTCTCAACCTGTTCCACTAGAGTGAAGTGAGGGATGGGTTGCCAGGTTTCAGTGGCGGCGGGGGTGGGAACCTTAACGAGGTCTTCCCGTGTGATGCGTTCGGCACCGCAGTGCAGGTAGAGTTTCGAGTTGTTGTTCATTGTCTTGCTTTCTTCGTTTTTGTTTCTTTTCAGGAACCATTCCCGTTTATCTGCGATGAATTTGCCACAACTGGGGTTGGAAGTCAAGAGTTTATTTGCATGAATTCTGATGCGTGCAACGTAGGGCGCACCGGGGAGTTATGTAGACGATTCAAGAAGGGTTCGTCGGTGGGTAGTTAGGTGTGCCATGCCAGCCGTATCAAGAGCCCAGCAACAAGCAGCCGCCTGCGCATTGTACCATCCTGGAAAAGCTAAAACTAGCATGGGAAATATGAAACGGTCTGATCTTCGCAAGTTTGCCAAAACAAAGCACAAAGGTCTTCCCAAGCATGTGGAGAGCCGGTTCGGTATTCAAACGCAGGCAAAATCTCTGGCATGCCAGATCGTCGAGGACCTGCTCGATAGTGAGGACTCATGAGAGACGACCTGGGAAAGACATTCGATCTGCCTTCGTCTTCTAGGCGTTATATTCGCATGAAAGGCGATTTTGGTGTCAGTCCTAAAAAGGCGCAGTTGTACATTGACTCTATGGCCGACCTGACCAATCAGAAAGATCGTCAAAAGGGATTCTCCAACAAGGACGCCAGCGGACCCGTGCCGCATGCGATCAAGGACTCTGAAGAGGTCGCACAGTGCGTGCTTGAGGACCGCTTAGGTCCCAGCACTCTGGTTCTTCATCCACGCGACCGCTCTACGGACTTTTTGAAGCCCATTTACGAAGGCATGGGGTGCACGGTGTTGTCGGGTCAGAAGGATGAGCCAAAGGTTATGACTATTCTGGAGAGGTATGCACGTGTTTTCATGCTGGGGCACGGCGGTCCAGATGGGTTGTTTTGGTTATCCGACTATCACTTGTTGTCTAATCCAAAATTTATTGAGATGCTACAAAAACGGCCGGGCGGGCTGTACATTTGGTGCAATGCCGATGCCTACATGAAGCGTCATAAATTGTCCGGTCTATCGACCGGCATGTTCATCTCGGAGGTAGGTGAAGCGTCAATCTTTGGGATCAAGGCTACCCAGACAGAAGTAAGCGCCTCCAACGATACGTTTGCAAAAGTGGTTCGCTCGTACCTGGATACTGGTGCTGAACCATCAACGGTGCGTCAGTGCTATACGAGTGCCGAATGCAAGGTCATTCGATTTAACAATGAGCGTCTTTATGTATGGAATGAAGGCGAACCCACACCGGCTTTACATCCTAGCAGTCTGGCGCATTCTCCGCCTGCATATGATCGTTACGATAGGTATGATCGTTACGATAGGTATGGTCCTAACGATAAGTTTCTTCAGTGGAAACCTGGGGATAAGCCTGGGAAGGAGCGGAAGATTCCTGATCAAGATATAGAACTTCCATTTTGGATGTCTCCGGAGTATCACGATACGATGATGGGCAAGAACCAGTCCAAAGAAGACGTCGATCCTGAAGGGAAGGTGAGAAACTACATAGTTGCAGCAGGGTACAATCCAGATGATTTTTCTGTTAAGGACTATCTTGACATCATAGACGATATGAGAGATTTTCCGGATTCTACGGATCATATGGATTTTACGGATTCTGCCAGTAAGATTGCCAGTAACCTATTGGAAGATAATGATCCTGAGGAGATTGCGCAACTCGCCGCGAGCTGTCTTCGTCTATCCACTATCGACGTGAAGTTTGACAAGGCAGGATGGAAAGAGGTTGAGATTCCTGCCACGGTTGTGACGCAGTTTCGAAGTAGTGAAGACTACCTTGGATTTTTGATTGATTACCTAAACAACACGTACCAACTTCAGTTTGGAGGGGTGAATGAATTAGGAAGTTTCGATCATCTGTTTTCAGAGGGTAAGC